ACTAAGTTCATATGCATCAACTACAGCCGAGGTTGATTTAAGTAGTACCTACTTTTGTAATATAACACCACAGTCTTCTGCGAGTAATATATTAACACAGTTTCGAATAAAATATGCGAGTAGTTATAATGCAAGCGATAGACTAACAATTAGCGTTAAACGTAGTATTGCATCCGGCGCACCAACTACAATTGCTAGTGATACATTTCTTGGTCCTCAAATAGCTACTGTATCAAATAATGATTTATATACACTTAACTTTGTAGACACTCCGACAACAACTAGTTCTATTAAATATTATTTGACATACCAAGTAGAAGCTACAGGTGGTGTGCCTCCAGCGAATACGATTGGTATAGTTCAAAGTCAAGGAAATAATATTGTTTTACAAGAATTATTAGGTTCAGGGACAGCAAATCAGGGTTCAACAGGAACAACGGGACCTACCGGACCTACCGGACCTTCTACATTGTCAGTTACATCAACAAATTCAAATATAACATATTATCCAGCTTTTGTAGGAACTACCGGAACTGGTCAAACCGGTTATATTGATACCGATTTAACGTATAATCCGTCTACAAACACAGTTACAGCTACCAACTTTAGCGGAACAGCTACATATGCTACAAATATTGCCGGAGGATTAGGTGGTCAAATACCGTATCAATCCGCTGCAAATACTACCGCGTTTTTAGCAAACGGCACCGCTGGTCAATTTTTAATTTCTAACGGTGGAACATCGGCACCATCATGGAGTACTCCTAGTGTAACAACTGGTAATTTTCAATTTGATGATATGTGGGGTTCAGGAGCTGCTAATAACGGACCATTTGGAATGTCTGCTGTAGGAACTCATGCAGCTTCTTCGCCACAACAAGCAGGAGCTTTTGACGGATATAATGGTATAACGAGAATATTTAACCCAGCATCAAATACAGCCGCTGGATGGCAATCGGGATCTGCAACATTTTTTAGAAATTTTCTAGCAAATAGTCTTGGGTTTACAATGATATTTAGACCGTGGCCTACAGGAAATGCTACAAGTACCACATTATATTGTGGACTTAGTAGCGATTTCAGCGCGGGCGCTCCAACAAATCAATTGGCATGGCAATATAGCACAAATCAAGCACCTACAAATGTTTGGAATTTTCGACAAGATGGGTCTACTGCTTATACCGCAACAGGATTACCTCAAGGAGCGACTGATTGGTTTAAAATGACACTTGTTAGAACAGCAAATTTAACATATACAACGACTTTACAAAATATAACGACTCCTTCAGCTATTTTTTCATACTCAGGAACAGTTGCTTCTAGTAATTCTACATTATTTATGGGAGGGTTTGTATCATGTGTTGCGGTAACAACAAGTAGATACTTAGATATCGATTATATATCATGTGAATTTAACTCGACACATTAAAATAATTTACTCGAATATATTCATTATATATAAAATATATACTGAATATGTAAATAAGTATAATAATAATATTATATAATAATAATATTATATAAATTATAGAATGAGTTTAAATAATTTTATACCCAACGATGGTTCATTATGGAGTATAAGAGCCGTTGATATATCTGGAAACTATAATCAAAAATTAACTTTTGATGCATCAGGTAATGCCATAGTCAGAACGGGAAATACCGACCGCCTAACGATTGGTAATACGGGTGTATGGAATGTTCAAGGTGGTATGACGTATAATAATGCAACGAATACTTTAACTGCCACAACATTTAGTGGTGCATTGAGTGGAACAGCTACTTCGGCTACAAATTTAGCTGGAGGATTAGGTGGACAAATACCATATCAATCTGCGGCAAGTACCACAGCGCTTTTAGCAAATGGAACGGCGGGGCAAGTCCTTACATCGGCGGGAACTACCCTTGCTCCTACTTGGACTACTATTTCAAGTGGTCTCGTAGTCTCTGATACTAACTTATTATATGATGATTTTATGAGTTGTCCTCTGAATAATCCAATCACCCCAATGGGATTAATGGGAATACAAGCTTCAACTACTAGCGCATTTCTTTCACCTTATACGGGAACAAAAATTCCTGGATATTCAGGTATTATTCAATTACTCAACCCGTTAAATGTAACAAATACTTGCTGGGATATACAAAATTCTCAACCTTTTTCTTTTGATAATTTGCCTATAGGTGCTAGTACGGTTCCGTTAGGTATGACTCATAAATTTTTTGCTGATTTAGTATATACACCTAATGTAATTCAATATATAGGAGTATTCTCAACTCTTTCGTCTAGCATAGCAACGATGACATCAACTGTCCCAAATGTTTTTATAACCGTTAATTTTACAGGCGGAGTTAATGGGCAATTGATTTATTATGTAAATGGTGTTAATTCAGGAGGATTTGCTGTACCCATGAGTACAATATCAAATTGGTATAATTTTGGTATCAGGCGAACTGCTTCAACTACATATCAGATTCTTGGACTTTTTGGTACCAGCGGAACATATACTAATATTACTGCTCCTATGTATCTTCGTTGTGGAAGTTATAATAAAGAATCAATCGCTCAAAGTGCTCGTATATACGTAGATAGTTGTAATGTTCAACTTAATACACGGTAAAAAAATATACTAGTATCAAATAATTCTTTTATTTATAGCTTATATAGCTTATATAGATTAAATTAAAATTATTGACTTACCCTCTACGCGTTTTTTAAACATAAGAAGGTTGTCGATATCACGAAACGCCATCTCGAAATTCTTCCAAATCGCCGTCATTTCCCCCGCATTATGATACACATGTTTTAAAAAGTCGCGCTCTACTCTTTCGAATCTCTTACACTTCTTATCCGTCTGTTTCTTCCATGACTTCTTCGCAATCTCCTTTCTCACATTTCCACGGTGTTTCATATACTTCGAAAGCTTAACGGGTGGAAGTTCAACTCTCTCCGTCTCCAATGTTTTCAACTTTAATCCTGACCTCGTTGTCAGACCTTCGCCTTTGTTTTGTTGCATTTGTTGAGTCTGATTTCTTGTCTTGACCATTTTGTTGATTGTTTGTTTGATTGTTTGTTTGATTGTTCGTACGATTTGCAATTCTACATTTATATTATACACCATTTATTGAATCAATTTTTTAACATTATAAAATGTCGCATAACACGCGAATATTATAATGTTAAATCAAAATACAACTATCCAGCCCTCCCCACAATTTAATCCATTGTTCACATGACATTGCTAACAAAAACACTCTCTTCCATACGGTCAGTATTATTTTTATGTTCTCTTACTACATAATTAAGCGAATACATCAAAAACATAGGATTCTGTGTATTTACAAACTCCACCACATAATTAAATGTCACAGACCCCTTATTCTCTCGCAACTCCTCCAAATATTTCTTATGTAACCCACTCATAAACTTCTTATACTGTTGCGGAAATTCACTGAATTGACGCTTCTTAAGCACAAAACAATCCAAATAATTTTGATGCAAACTCCTCGTAAAACCATGTAACTGACTCCTAAATACAGCAAAATCCGCCTTATATTCCGGATATGTTTTCAAATAATCCGCCACCCTACCACCATGACGCAATGTCAAATATTGCAACTGAAGTTTTTGTTCAACACCTTTCATGTTCTTCACCATTTCGTACATCGGATTGCGAACCTTCATACGTTCGCCTGTGACCATATTATAAAACACCACACCCATCATATTATAGGACGAATTCATGGATGCATACTCTTTCTTAAACCCCTCCACTGTATAACTATCCGCAAACAACTGTTTCGGTCTCTGCACAACACCTGAACCATACGTTTTTTCAAAACCCGCCGTACTCAGTTGTGTAATGTCCAGTGCGTCTTTATTGATACTATAGACGCCAATAATGTATATCTTCGCCTCCTTATTCAACAACACAATGCGATTCTTGGGATGCTGTAACACAAAACTATACATGAACTCCTTTGGAAGATCCTCATATTTGAACCCGATATTACTACACGTTTCAAAAAACATATTCCTAAATGTGTCCTTATCACGAATCACAACTGTATCTTTCGGATTTTTCGGAGAATAAAATAAAACATTACCACCTACCGTGCTCTTTGTCGCAATCTCCCATGCTCCACCTTTTTCATTAGAAGAGTAAAACAAATTAATCATCGTTCCCTCTACAAACTCCTCAGCCCCCCACTGGTTTGCTGTCGTTGTTTCAGTTGACGCTTTATCACTCACCTGCGTCATTATATTGCTATCATTAAATAATTTCTCTCGCTCCTCCGTAATATGCAAACACTTCGGTGGAGAATATGCAACAATATTACCCTCTTCATCTACCACCACCGAACGCAATAACCCAATCGTATCATAATCTTCGCGCATTAGACCAAACGCCTGTTTGTCATATTTTATAATTGAATACATACCAATATCTGTCTTCCAATTCTTCATTGTTAATTTAAGACTATTAAGGGTTTTTTCAATCTCACTCGAATGATTCACATTTTCTTTATTTTGCTCACGAATCATTCGCAAGATATTCTCAAAACCCTCGTTCTTTTTTAGTGAAAACATTGGATTCTAGTTGGCGGGAAAACACGTATATATGTATGATAATATACTTTATTACAATCTCTTTATATATCTTTTATTAATATTTTATGTTTAGATTTATAACATATACAATAATATTAATTCTACTATATATAATATTAAATATTATTCGCATTTAATCATTAATAAAAATTTCTGTTATAAATATAAGGTATAAGTATAGTTATAAGTATAAATAAAATGTCTGAAAATTCCCCAAAATTACCAAATCCAGAATCCCCATCATCTATTGAAATTGGTCTAGGAGATATCGTGCAAATTATTGCCCCGACAAACTCCGCCATTAACGAACAATTATACCTCATTGAATACATTGACGAAACAAAAATTAAATTAATTAATGTAGCGACATCCACTCGACTAGTATTAACTATGAGTTCAAAAGGCGGATTTAGCGACGAATCTATAACAAGTATTGTTATTTTAAATTCACCCGAGTTCCCCGGTTATGCTCGACAAAATAAACTTTTAACCGGTACATGGGTTGACATTATTTTTGGCGGCGATTTGCCCACTATTATTACCGGACATATAACCGATTTAGAAGAAGATATGATAGAAATAAAAACATATCCCGGCGAACAGATATTTTATATCGACTTTGCTTATCAAGGTATTCCAGAAAATATACCCATAGAAGAAATACGTATTCGTAGCCCTCCCAGTGAATCACCACGTGTAGTTGATTCATCTTCCACCGCTACCGCTATTTCACAAGAAGAAGAAATGGGCGTAGCAGCTATTTCCGTTAGCAAACAACCAAACTTACCATATATTAGTCCTCAGATTCCAGTAGAAGAAGTTAAAACAGCTCTTAAAGAAATTCTTCTCGATGCTGACTCCATACAGTTCGGAGACGAACTAGAATCAATTCTACAAGTCGTTGAACTCCCTGAAGAAAAAAAACGCTACAGTATTGAAAAACAAACAACCGACCTTTTAAATGAATTGATATCAGAATTCCCAAATGTCGAAAGAACTAAATCAGTATTAAATAATATTCACTCTATCATTGAACGCTTCAAACAATTGCGCGAAGAATTTTCCACTTTCGATTCAAACGGAAATGCTACACTTGTTAAACGTAGAAGCGAAGATTATAAACCCCTCGCAAAAACACTACTGTCATTAAACCAGAAATTATTCTGGATTCTTCCCGTTTCTAAAAATATTCGCAAATTTTATAATGTTGACTCCGCAAATATTACCGACTTCACCGTCACTACCACAGAAGAAAGCATAGAGCGCGAAAATGCATTAACTGACGACTATCTCACAAACAAGGACTCGTTCGTAACATATATTAATAAAATGAATGACTATATTACACCTTATACTAACCCAGACCCCGAATTCGGATTCACGCAATTCGTAAATACAAATATAACATCCATTTTAGATAACCTTACCGACTTTTATTCCAGTATTGTAACCGGCGAAAAAGTAAAGCGAAACCAGTTTATAATCCAAACATATAACCTCGGTCTATCTCAAATTCAAATAAGAAAAACTAAAAGTTTCGGTAAACGCGTAGCTGATACAACCGACGTTCTTCCTTTGACACCAAATGACTCTATAAATATTACTTCTTTTATTAGTCTCCCGGAGCCTGTAATGCAATTTTCTAACATCTCTCTACCAAATACAAATATCATGAGTCGTGCAAATATGGGCAAACATTTCGTTCCTTACTGGAATCTTCTTCGCAAAAATTCAAGTATCACGCGTAAGGCAATCTCATTAGAAGAAAAAGAAAGTGAAGACCAATATGACACCGACGATATGATACAACTTACATCCGGATTTATGTCCTTTTTTTCCGATCAAGAAATAGACAGTGAAGAAAAATACAGAAAATTTGTTGAAATGCTTATTCCAAATACATCACTACTATTTGAAGTAATGAGCAAGTATATAACCGGCGAAATCACACTAAGTAACTACGTCGCCATTTTGCAACCATTTATGATATACGTACGCGACTTGACCTTAAAACAATACGAAACAGTAGTTTCCGTTATAGGAGAGCGCGTTTCCGAATATAGAAAAAAGATAGTACAATCAGCAAAAGAATATGCTGCACTATCTACAGCTAAATATGCGGCAAGATATGCTAGTTCATCTGCATTATATAGTCTTCTTAAAGACTCTAGACAAGTCAATTTTGATACAGATATTTTGGATATATATGGCCTTGCAAAAGAAAATTATATAAATACTCGTGATAAACAATCTAACGTACCAGGCGGCGATGCTGTGGGAGCAAGAGGTGCTAGTGTTGCGAGCGGTGGATTAGAAAGTGATAAATTACAAACATCTTTTACACGCAGCTCTTACGTTTCTAAAAAGAAATTTGTTGCAGAAACTGGCGTTGGCGTTGATGCCTACTCTATATTCACACCGGTTTTATTTACTAACCAAGAAATTTTATATCGTCTTATGTGCGTTGATAATGCGCGGCTATATATGAATACACTTTCGATTATAAACGAGGATTTAGTTACCCCATTTGACTTTGACCAATTATATACTCAAGAAAAGGAAAAATTTGAACAAGAGATGGAATCGAAACATGGTGCAAATAAGTGCAAAAATTTCGTACTTACTAAAAAATATATCGACAAGGATGAAATTCAAGAAGAACAAGGTGAAGAAATATTTTACGACAAAAACTACGATTTTACCGACTATGCATTTTTAAAAAAACACGAAAAGGATAGACCGCAATATTCCCCTGACGACTTTGAAACATTTCTGGTTTCCCGTTATATGAAAAAAACAAAACTGCCCCTTAGTGACGCAAAATCTGAAATAAAGGATATGCTACGCGGACAAAGGAAAGTACAAGATGGTCAGTATGCTGTCCTGGAAGTATCTGACGAAGATGGAGATAGATTTGAGTATTATATTCGTTCAAATCGCAAATGGATTAAAGATGACACTATTCCTCCTACCGTTAGCATGTATGACACAGCGTATTTTTGCAATGTTAAAAGTGATTGTTTTGCTCTTAATAAAAAATGCATGACGCCCGAATTAGCGGAAGATACGATGAAAGATGAAGTTATTAAACAAATGTACGACGAATTTGATTCTAACTTTCATCAGAGTCGTAAGCAAATTTTGGACAATGTATATCGTAAATATAACTACTCAATTAATACCATTGATAAGCTGCGCAGTGTTCAAAAATATAACGCATATAAGTACAATAACTCACAATACTTATCGGGCATTGATCTAGATATTGACCCCGCCGTAGGAGAAAAATTATCGCCATATGCCCGCATTTTTGACCTAATTCTAGGGCAAACTGACTACGTAAAACGCCAAAGAAATATTATGCGGTTTATACAGAAGTTTACTAGAAAAGCCATCGAGGAAAGTACTTCTATGACCCTAAGTATTGAAATTGAAAGTCCTTATTGGTTATATTGTAAGGATACAAATACTAAATTAGTGCCTTCATTTTTTGAGACGATTGCGACTGTTTTTTTGAATCAGGGTGATATTCAAACTACGATTGATACAATATGTAAAGAGAGAGGTTCAATTAGCGAGGATGGTGATGCGTGGACTGACAAGTACAGTGGTTATGTGATAAAGAATATCGACTTGGATACCGAAGAAGGGTATGATGCTGCAGGATTTAAACTACAGACGCGCGAGATTATGGAGAAATCATTGGGTGAGACTTTAATTCAAACCTTGCAGGATAAAAAGTTGCCTACATATAAAAATCCGGATATGCAAATGATAAGTGGTATTATAACTACTATGACAAAATATATGGGCATTGATTTAGAACCCCAGAGAACATTTATTATAGAGCAAGTTATGAACGTGGTTATGACTAAAGTTACAACCGAGGAAGCATTTAACAGGAAAAAAGCGTCTGCTTCATCGGCCGCATCAAGCAAACAGACATATAAAGACTTCAAATTGAATACTATTTTACTGCTTACTCTTTCATTTATGGTTGTCGTAATTCAGACAAATGTTCCTTCAATAAAGACACGAAAAACATTTCCTGGATGTGTTCGTTCCTTTGTTGGTTATCCTATAGATGGAGATGGGGATAATTCGTCCATAAAGTACATTGCTTGTATTGCAGTAAAGATAAAATCGAGTATTGAGCCATGGAATACAATAAAGGGTAAAAAGGAAGAAGACATTATGTCGAAAATAAAAGCTTATATTGATAAAATCGTTCTATTAATTCCTACAATAGACACGAAAATATCGGAAAAACGAGAATATAATAAAATATATGCCGCGGAGGAGTTGCCCGCCGAGCATGATATTAAAAAATGGATTAACTTTTTACCCCCTCTTTCTAAACTGAAAATGTCATCCCCGTCCCCACTTTCTCCTAATTTTAAAAGCGAATTATTGGATGATTTTAAAAAAGGTTCTAAGATTCAGTACGAAAAATTGGCGGTAATTCGTTCAAAGATTATTTTTTATTCGCTAGCAATACAAATTATGGTACAAAAAGTAGTTGATAAAGAAAAGCTTATACTTACGAATGGTGCAAATGAGCCAGTTGTTGAGAATGCATGTTGTAATACAGATGGTTCTGTAAATACTTTAAAATATTTCATAGAAAATGAGAGTATTATTAAAGACTATAACACACAAGTAACAATTTTAAGAGATACTATTGACGACATTATTAGTATTCAGAAGCCTTCGACTTTTTTTGATCCAGAAAATACGCGAACAAAGTACACCAATATACCCGATACATTTGGTGAGCAAACTATTTATGCGGCTTTTATTATTTACTGTAAATTCAATAGTGAAACCCCGGTTCCAGAGTCTATCCAACACTTGTGTCATAATAAGCCATCTAGTGATATTTATAACCCATTGGAAGACTCACTTCAAAAAAATATAGATAAGTTAAAAGAAACTGGCGAGTATACATATACACCCGAAGCACTGCAAGCATTACTAGATATTGTAAACCGCGAGCATATCATTCCTTTTAATTTTAACCCGACCGAAGTATCATATATACAAAGAATGCGCGACTTAATTACTTCTTATCAGGAAAGACAGTCGCCCGAAGTTCCTGATATATTGTTGAGTAAATTATCTCAACTATTGGATACTTTCGATATACAGATTAGCGAGGATACACAGGAGCTAAGAGATTTGAAAAATTATTTATCAGAAAAAAATGTGGAAATGGTTGATATTATATTAGAATTTATAAGTCAATATAAGAGGTTAGATAGACCAACAACCGCTGGTTATAAATCATTTTTATTGAACATAACAAATTTTAAACTTATCGGAGATACTATTTTGTGTCCCAAACGCGATACTACTACATATAAGGGTATGCAGTTTGTAGTAAATGAAATGCGTAATTTGATATCGGTTTTCCCAAATATTATAATGAATAGTGTAAATAATCAAAAAATATCTATACCAAAGCACTGGGGCTTATCTAAGCAGCATATAAGCGACATTCAAAAAATTGTTAAAAAATATTACGTAGAAATTGACAAGTTCGTAAAGGATAAAGACAATAGTATACTGGCGAATGTGGTAAGGGGTGTAATGATAGAGACAAATGAATGGTTTCAGTTTGCATTAAACACGCCATTATTTGCGAGAGTATTGAAGTCGGGGGCAATGAGTGCTGCGCCTGCTGAGGGTGAAGCGGTTGCAATGGAAATAGAAGAATTCGAGGAAGAGATGGTACAGGAAGGTGAACAGCAAGATTTGTTATCTGGCTTTTTAGGAAAGGGTTCTGCTGCATCATCTAAAAAGAGTAAACAGTATAGGAGGGAAGATGTAGAGGGTTCTGCAAGACAGTATAGGAAAGAACCAGAAGAGGAGCTTACAGGTAAGTATTCAATATTTAATGATGATTTAGTGAGGCGATTATTTACACATTATTTTTTGAATGTGGTATTGAAATATGTGAAACTTGCGAAGACGGTTGTTGTAGTAACAGAGGAAAGGGGATTGCCGGAAGATGATGAGTCAGCTCTCTTATCGGTATTAGAGGCGGAGGATCAACAGAATGGTGTTGTAAGGGAGATATCGGTAGTTGCCCAGGAGAATACTGAATTAAAGAATATGGTTGCAAACTTGCTTCTCGTATTTTTTAAAATCATAATGAGTGATAAATCGTCGATAAATGTAAACAAGAAGAGTGTAAAGGAAGATGTTACGCAGTCAAAAGATAAAGAGAAGGACATAATTACTAGAGAGTTTCGCGAGATGCAGATAACAGAGCGTGAGGTAGAAAATTTGATGAAAAACCTGAGGTTAGGGGATTGGAATGTTGGTGCAACAAAGGGTTTGCGTTTTTACGTACCTGAGACGTATGAGGAAGAGCGCGAGCAGATGGAGAATGAGTTTAAGCGTGGCGAGGAGATGGCGAAACAGGAAAAGAATGCGCGTAAAAAAGACAAAGTTACTGAGCGTATGCGTGACATATATGCCGACGAAGAGGAAGAGCGAGAGCATCAAAATGCGTTAATCGATGCCGAGCTTTTTGAGGAGTTTAATTTACAAGGAGACGACGATGATTATGGCGTAGAAGATGATGGCGAATTTAATCCGCGCGAAACAATTGAGCGTGACGATTAATTATTTATTATATTTTCGTTTGAACACATTTTATACACTATTTTATATTAATATATAATATATTGTCTATATATAATGTCTTTTCCTCCGCCTATTACGGCAATGAAACTCCGCGTTTCCTCCGGCGCGTCTCCTAACGATGTTCCATATGAGCAAAATATTACCCATGCGCACACGGGACTCAATACGGTTCCCATAACACCAGAATTAGTTAGTAC